TGCCATAATTTTGATATGTGCTACTAACACTAGTTTTATCAAACAATCTCTTTGTATTAAAGTCCATTTGGCCATCGCCAACATTTGGAAATTCACCGTCATCGACTGTTTGTGTACTTCCGTCAGCCTCGCTATCGTCTGATAAAGGACCTGTGTTTACTCTAGTTACAAATGTTGGTTCTGTGCCATCTATTTGTCCTGCTATAGTAGCACCTAAGTTAATGTCGCCATTTTGCTCGTTAAATATGTTAGATATAATACTTGTTGTTACACCTAAGCGTTTAACTTTAGCAGGAGGTGTTAAGTATATAGGCGTACTAAATTGTAAACTAGCAACATCTATTTCACTATCTACACCAACTGGAATTGATCTAGAACTAAATGTAATGCCTTCCATATTTACAACAGTTAAACTAGTCCAGTCTAAGTAATTGTCTGTAGTTTGTATTTCGAAACTAGGATTAAACAGTACTAATATTTGTTCTATTATTTGTAATTTTTGTTCAGCATTACTAGCCCAAATATCAGCTGTTACTTTAAGTGTATATGGTGCAGGCATATAACGCTCTACAGTGTAGTTTTTACCTTGTGTATTAAGATACTCGCCCGTAGCACTATCGTATGTGCGTTCACGTACATGTCTTTTGCTTATTAAACTAGAATCAGCTGTTCTATCTCTGTCCATTTCTAAGCCAGTTACATATACAGCCATTCGCGGCGCCGTTGGTATTTTATTTTCAGAATTATCTCTTAGTATATTAGCAACTTGACGAGTTAAATCGCCATACATAACAGGAACTTGTTTTTCATTTCCATGCCCGTCTTGCACTTGGAAATTACTTAACATTCTTATAAGTTGAGTAATATACCTTCTAATTTGTGCATCATAAAAAAATTGCATTATACATCATCCGCTTTAGGTCTAAGTGCTTTACTTAGAGCTTGTCTTTCTGAAACAGTTTCGTCACCAATAACATCAGTATTTGTATTATTAATAAATGTTCCAATTTGTGTTTTTCTATCGTTAGTATTAGTCATTGTCATTCTAACATTGTCTTGCATTTTAATCCATCTAGTGCCATCATATTTAAATAGTCTATTTGGTAAAAAGTCTGTACGTAAAAAATAGTCGCCAGCTTCATTTATTGCTGGGAAACTAGTACCACTACCAAATGCTGCACCGTTAGGTGGTTGACCATCTTCAATTAAGTAACCTGCGTAACCTGTTCTGCCAGGCGCACTAGCACTTGGATCAGCTACAGTATCTACTATTGCTCTTCCTGAGTCATCAGTGTCAAGTGTGTAATAGTGTCCTATGTCGTATCCTGACTTAGGCGCATCTGCTTCAGCTTCTGTAAGCACAGCATCGTTTATAGCTTTTTCATTTTCGTATGTGCTTAGTAAATCTCTTAAGGTGTTGTCACTATACGTAGACCAATTAAAAACGTCTGTAGGTGTGTTACCTTGCGTCTGTGACGTTGCTTCATATAACTTACCTTTATACTTTACAACTTGACCAATTTCGTATGTAGTTCCTATAACATAGTCTCCCATAAAGATATCTTCATCTTCTGGTGTTTCTAATATATCTGCAAATTCTTGACTATCAACAATTTGCTTTAATTTAATTCTATATAAATGCGGATACCAAGTAGGACTAAATCCTTCTGCCGCCCTGTTTACATCTTCTACTACATAGTATCTTTTTAAACTAGTAGCAAAATCGTTTTCTGCATACTCGTCTTTTAAGTGTGGTAGCTCTATAACATCTCCACTCATTATTTTTCTACCAAGTGCTTTAACACTTGTAGTAATGTGTATGGTCATAAACAATGTGTCATTGGTTAAAAACAAACCAAATTGGCTTAGATCAAAATCAATGTCTTGTACATTGTATATGCCTCTAATTGTATAGATGTCTGAATCGTATTTTCTGTCTCTATTTTCTAAAAACAGAATATCTTGAATCTGAGTGTTATCTTTAACAACGTCACCATCGTCAGTACCTACATATTTGTGAATATTCACATCAGTACCGCCAATAGTAAACATTTCATAGATACGGTTATCCATGAATTTGTAATCGTTGCCTCTTTCGGGTTTATATAAACTAAGTCTTGGCATATGTATATTTATCGTAACGATAAATACTATTGGAGAACAAGACATATGACAACAGCTATAACTACACAAAGACAAGAAATTTTCGACTACGTTAACGCATTTTTAGGCGGAGGTATGGTTGATGTTGAACTTGATCCAATACATTACGAATCCGCTTTAACAAAAGCCCTAACAAAGTATAGACAAAGAACAGATCATGCTGTAGAAGAATCGTACTTGTTTTTAACTTTAGTTGAAGATCAAAACGAATACATACTACCAAGTGAAGTTATTGAAGTACGTAAATTGTATAGACGTTCAGTTGGTTCGCGTAGTGGCAATGGCGGCGGTAGTTCAATGTTTGAGCCATTTAACTTAGCATTTACAAATACATACTTACTAAGTGGATCAACACAAATGGGCGGACTTGCTACATATGACATGTTTGCTGGATATCAAGAACTAGTAGGGCGTATGTTTGGTAGCTTTATTGAATTCAAATGGAACTCTCCGACTAAGAAACTTACAATACTACAACGCCCACGTGCTGATGAAGAAGTATTAATTTATGCATATAACTTTAGACCTGATAATCAGTTATTTGAAGATTATCTTGCTAAACAGTGGATTAAAGATTATACACTTGCAGCTTGTAAATATATGCTAGGCGAAGCACGTAGTAAATTTGCAACGGTTGCAGGACCACAAGGCGGCACCAGCTTAAATGGTGATGCACTTAAAGCAGAAGCACAACAAGAAATGGATAAGTTAGAGCAAGACTTATCACTACAAGCAGCTGGCGGTGTCGGCTACGGATTCTTAATAGGCTAAAATACCCCAACGTTAGCGCCAACATCTTAAATCCTTGTAAATACATATGTAACAAGGAGAAGCCGATGTGTTCACCCGAAGTGCGTAAAGAAGCCAATCGAATGAATTGGATGATAAAAGGTCAACTTATTGATCCTATTGAAAGTGACAGCTCAGTCGAACAAATATACAATTCATACTTTAAGAGACTTTGGGGAAATAATGAGAATTATATCCATGAAGTTGGGTTTGAAGAAGCATATCAAAAAACACTTGACAAGTAACAATAATTATTATATACTATATAGATAATATAGGAGTATAAATTTTGTTGCCAAAGTTATTAATTGTCGGGCATGGCCGTCATGGTAAAGACACTGTGTGTGAATTATTAGAATCATATGGGTATACATTCCAATCATCAAGCAAATTTTGTTCAGAACTTTTTATCTTTAATGATCTAAAAGACCAGTACGGTTATGCTGACGAAGAAGAGTGTTATGCAGATAGGCACAATCATCGTACTGAATGGTACAATATGATACATGATTACTGTAGTGACGATTTAGCAAAACTAGGACGTAACTTATTTGCAGAACATGATATCTATTGTGGCTTGCGTAACAAGCGTGAATTCTTTGCAATGCAAAATGAAGAAATATTTGATCATACTATTTGGGTAGATAGAGGCGATCATTTGCCTACTGAAGACCCTAGTTCAATGAGCATTGAACAATGGATGTGTGATTATACTATTGATAATAATGGCGACCTACAACGGCTAAAACGTAATGTTGATATTTTAATCAAAACTATTTTTAAAAATCGGGGACTAGATCTCCCTGCTTCCAGCGGCTACCTTCTTTCTGAAGCGTTCGTTGACAGTTAGCACATATAGTTTTTAAATTAGTCGGTAAACAATTATCTAAGCGTCCGTCTATATGATATACATTAAATTGTTCGTGATGCTTTGATTTAAAACCACACTTCTCGCATTCATTCTTTTTAACATATCCGTACTTTGCCCATCTTGGCCTTCCACGTTCACTGCCTCCATACCTAGCACAACTCTCACACATACTTCTATAATATGCTTTATTGTGTTTATAATAATTTATAGCACACGGCTTTTTACTACAGTTTTTACATAAAGGTCTCATACTATTATTTAGTTGCCCTTTTCGGTCCCTTTTAATAGGGGTTTTCCGCAGGTAATTTTCTATTTTATGCTAAATAATAATAACAACTACTCAACAGGAGAAAAAAAATGGCATTATCATCACCAGGTGTTGAAGTTAAGGTAATTGACGAAAGTTTTTATACCCCAGCTGAACCAGGCACCGTACCAATGATTTTTGTTGCTTCCGCCGAAAACAAAACTAACGGAAGTGGCACAGGGACAGCGGCAGGGACGCTGAAAGCAAACGCAGGTAAACCTTACTTGCTTACATCACAAAGGGAACTAGCTGAAACATTTGGCGACCCAGTATTTTATACAGATTCAAATAACAACCCAGTACACGGCGGAGAGCTAAACGAATACGGTTTACAAGCTGCTTACTCGTTACTAGGTGTTAGCAATAGAGTTTATGTAACTCGCGCAGATATTGACTTAGGTGTATTAACACCAACAGCAGACGAACCAAAAGATGCTCCAGCAGATGGAACTAACTGGTTTGATACTAATGATAGTTCATATGGTATTTTTGAGTGGAACAGCTCACCAAAGAACGTCACTGGTGGACAGTCATTTAGCGTAAGAACTCCAATTGTTATTACAGATACAACAAAATTAGATGGTAACGGCGATCCTAAAGAGTCAGTTGGTAACATAGGTGATTATGCAGTTAAAGCAACAACAGATGTACTAAGAGTATATTACAGAAACTATACAGGTAGTTGGGTAAAAGTTGGTTCGACAGCATGGATTAATTCACATGCAGTTACAGCTGGTACAGTTTCTAATCCTACATTAGGAGCAGCAACAAACTTAACTATTACTGTAGGCTCTGGTTCAGCAATTACAGTAGCAGAGGGTAGTAACTTAGCAGATACAGTTTCAACAGCAAACGCAGATGCAAGTTTCCAATCAGCAGGCATTAGCTTTGCAGTAATTGATGGAAAATTCCATGTATTTAATGACGCATCAGAAGATGAAAGAATTACTATTGCTGACACAGACGGCTTACTTGCTAAATTAGGCTTAACAGCTGGAACTTATGATGCAGCAAAAACACAAATTAGTGCTCATACAAGTGTACCTGAATTTAAGTCAGGCGATACTACTCCACGTCCAACAGGAAGTGTTTGGTTAAAAACTACTGAACCAAATCAAGGTGCTAACTGGAAGTACAAGCGTTACAATAGTAACACAGCATTATTTGACACTGTAACAGCACCAATTTACGGTTCTGCAGCAGCGTCTTTATATTGGTTAGACAGAAGCGGCGGCGGTGTTAACTTACCAGCAGGAACTACTTTTGTAAAATCAAACGCAGAAGATAGTGCGTCAGCTGAAGGTGCATTTACAATCTTTAGTCGTGCTAACACAGGCGCAACTACTATTACTGG